TCTTATCTTACTTACCCACTCACTTAGGGTGTTTTTGTTTAAAGTGAGCCATTATCTGCCACGCTTAATATTTAAAGTCCTCTTACTAGACCTAGATATAGAAGGCTGATAAGCCATAAAGCCCTCTTACTAGACCTAGATATACGTAATTGGTAAAAATGTTTCAATAGAACGTACACGTGTGATATAATAGGCATATGGAATGTCTTGATAGGGAGGTGAGGCTTTATACTTTTTTTAAATAACAAATGTATCAATGCTTTAAACCGCATAGGTAAAAGTCAAGATACAGAAAGACAAGCAAGAGAGGTTATGAGAGACAATTGGGGCTTGCATTATCGGCGTGAGAGTTACGAGTATATTCAACCGATTAATTTGCAATCAATGATACTAGAAGATGTTTTAAAGATAGATGAAATAAGCGGCGGAAAAATAAAATCAAGACATAGCAATTATTTTATTAAACCACCAAAGAAAGGAGTGATATTAATGAAGATGAACGAAAAGAAAGATTTTCAATATGACATATGGGCTACTATGAAACCTCAAGTGAGGGAGTATTGGCTCATTTACAATAGTGCGAATTACTTTGATACTTACTTAGGAATGTATACCTATTTGAACGATGTTGCATCGTACTTGTCTTTATTTCGAGAGAAGACAAAAGACTTAGGTATGTGTTTTGCAAGTGAAAAAGATAAACCAAAGAAAGTTAAGTTTGACGGTCCAACTGTTGGCAACTTTCATTTTTACAACCAAAAAGGCTACATTGCTTGTCGGCAAAAAGCATTACTCATTCAAAAGGATGAGGAGTTCATAAAAGCAACAAAAGAAATGGTTAACATTTTTGTTGAAGATGCGGAAAGTGCTCGTGCACGTATTCTTAATCAAATCTTCTCAATCGTTGAAAGCGAAAGCACAACACAATCAGTTAAGTTAGACGGTTTGTATAAAGCGGCTAAGATGCTCGGTGTTGATGTTAAAGAGACAACGAATAAACTAGACATTACTTTACGCGGTTTAGAAAGTGCGAAAGGGCTTGAGGGCTTAGACTTCACGAATTGTGTAGAGGAAGATGAAGAAGAGGAAAAAGACAAGGAAGATAACTAATGGCTTATGAGTTTGAGGAGAAATACAACTTCACAGAGAAAAGAAAGCAACTCTATGAAGAGACTTGTGAGAAAGGCATTGGTTGGAATATTCCTTATGCAAAAGGCACTTTCAAAGTTGACAAAGACGGAAAACTAGAACTAGCACAACCAAAAGCGAAAAGGCTCTTTCAAGATGTTATGTCAAAATATGTAAAGTACATCACGATTGAGGGCGGTGTCAGAGGCGGAAAAGACGTTTACGGATTATATTGTTGGGCTAACTACCTAATGATATGTCCAGACTCTTTGCACTTAGTAACGGGCTTATCTTCCAAACACGCAACAGAAACAGTCCTTGATAGTAACGGTTTTGGCTTACGGTATCTCTTGCCACACGGGGAAGAAATGCTAGTAAAGAATATCAACACTTATCGGTTTTTAGACTTCTATGGAAAGATAAAAACCATTTTGTTTTACTCAGGTGCGGATGCCGACTCTTATAATGCGTTTCACGGTTTCACGATTGGTTCTTGTTATGTAAACGAAGCAATCAATCAAAGCATTAAGACAATTCTCGAAGAAAAGTTTCGGACTTTAAATAGTAGTTGGTTCAAGATAATACACACGCAAAACCCACAAGCAGGGACTTTTAATTACTATACCGAGTATGAAGAGAAATTAATTGCAACGCCTTATCAAGTAGAAGAAATACACGAAAAAGCGAAGAAATATCAAAAAGATTATGTTAAATATCGTAACAAAAGAGAGAATAAAAAAGTAGAAGCGAAGAAACTTATCCTAAAAAAAGTCCTAGAATTAACAGGTTTAAACTCTATGGAAGATGTCACTGCAAATCAAGCGGTTTATCAAAAATACACTTTATTAGTACGTGATGCAATGTTACAAATTGATAGGTCTTACGAAGAAAAACTAGGTAGTGCGTATACTAATTTTAGAGAGTACTATACAAACCCAAACAATGTAAAGAATGGTTTATACTTTCGTTACTATCATTTTACAATTGATGATAACCTAAGTTTTAATAAAAAAGATAGAGAAGATATCAAGAGCACCTATGATAAAACAAGTTTAATTTATCGTAGAAACATAGAGGGCATACGTGCATCGAATGATAATGCAATCTTTGATACATTCTCACCTGATAACATATTACACGATACGATACCCGAATATTCAGTAGGCGATAGATACATTGTAATTGACTATGGCTTAAAGAATGCGTTTGTTTGCCTTGATTGTGATGTAAACACACGTGAAGGCTTTGTATCAAGGATATGGAAAGAGTATCGATTTGACGGGCGGAAGAGTGAAAAAGAAAACTCTAAAGTTCTACCCACGGATAACTTATATTTAAATGAAGTCAAGAAGATGATAGCAAGTAGAAACAAAGGTCAATACCTATGTGTAATCATTGATCCTAGTGCAACAAGTATGTTTAACCTATTGCGTGCAAATGGCATAGCAACATTAAAAGCGAAGAACGCAGTAGGAACAAGAAACACTACAACGGAGTATGGCAAGTTAGATAAGTCTTTAACGGGCATATGGCTTGTAAGAGACGGTTTTGCTCGTGATAAGATATTCATTCACGAAAGTTGTACGGAGGGCATTAATGAAGTTGTTGGTTACAGTTTAGAGCCAAACGCTCTAGCAACAGGGATAGAGAAGCCGATTAAAGTAAACGACCATTTTCCCGATGCTTTGCGGTACTTAATCAACACAGTTGTAAAAGATGTAAAGAGGTGGTTATAATTAAAAAAGTAGAAAAGAAATACAATATACAAGAAGCATTAACGAAGATATTTGGAAAAGAATATGCGGACTATGTGGAGACAACGCCTCTTGGTGATAGTTTTCAAAACAATGCTTTAAACGTTGGTTATGGAACGGGGAGCCAAGTAAACTCTTCTCGGTACGTGCCAAACAATCAATTAACTTGGGATGTAAACCGCATAATGCAAATGGAGCGAGACCAGCCTTTACTAAGAAAGTGTGTAGAATACACGGCCTCAGGAATGCTCGGTTCCTTTGACATTAACTCACCTTACATCGAGAATGACAAGATTAGAGCCTTACAAGAGGGCATCGCTGCATTACGTCAACCACTACACGATTTTATCTATCAGTCAAGGTTCTATGGTGGTGGTGCTTGTCTATTAGTCTTTAAAGGGGACTTAGTAGATGGAAATGAAGAAGAATTGCTCAAGCCCTTAGACATTAGTAAAATCAAGAAAGGTGATTTCTTAGGCTTAAAGCCATTAGAGCGTTGGTTTGGTGTTACACCTACAGGCGTATTAGTTGATAGTCTAGGTAGTGACAGCGGCATTACTGACCCGTTCTTATTAGGTGAGCCATTATACTTTGATGTTTCCTTTGGTGGAAAGAATAGTAAGAAGTGGCGAGTTCATAGAACAAGGCTATTGATTTATAACACAGGAAAACTCCCATACATACAAAAGCAAATTGAGCAATATTGGGGCGTCTCCATTGTAGAACACCTATACGAGCCTTTAACTAGGTATAATGTTGCAATTAATGCGGTTATCAATATGTTTATCATTTCAAGTTTAAGAGTTGTCTATATGGACGCTTTAAGCATAACGGACGAATTAACGGATAGAGCAATTGATAGCATTAAGAATAAGTTCAAGTTAATGAATGCGGGCTTAAACTTTGGCAATATGTTGTTTTTATCTAACGAAGATAAAGTAGAATTACAAACGAATGATTTAAATGGAGTAGCGGACATACTCAAACAAATCAAGATAGATTTTTGTGCTTGTGCGAATATCGCACCTAATTTCTTATTTAGCGACGGATTGCAAAATGTTGAAATTGCCGAGAGTGCGCATAAAGATATAAAAGACAATCAAAACTATTTTATGGCAAAGTGGTATAAGACATTGATACCCGTTTTATATCGTAGTTTATATGGCGAAGATTGTCCTGAGTTTTCCATTTACTTCCACACAGTAAAAGAGAACACTGCGAAAGAAAATGCGGACATTATTGAAAAAGTATCGGGAAGTTTACTTGAAGTTTACAAGAGTGGAGTTATGGATGACGAGACGTTCATACGTTCATTAAACGAGATTGTATCAAACACAAGTGACGTATTTAACAATTTTAATGAGGACTTTATCAAGTCAGGAAAAGGCAAGACTTATACAGACAAACAAATTGAAGTTGCAAGAGCGTTAAACAAAGGTGGTGACAGTGTATTAAGAGAAAAACAAGGTGGGGAGCATCAAGAAAAGAAACCCACACCTCGAGTGGAGGGGGCTAGTATAACGTGAGTTTAGATTATTTAATCAAGTTAAGTGACAATATTGAATACGAAAAGAATGGTGGCTATCTCATTTGCAAGAATGCGGAGTTAAGTCGTTGTGGGGCATTAGAATATAACGAAAACGAATTAGGTTTATCGTTATGTAGAAAGCCGATTAAAGTATATCGATTAGAGGAAGATGCTTTAAACGAAAAAAGCATACAAAGTTTAATTGGTAGACCGATAACGCTAGGACATCCGCACACAAATGTTACAAGTGACAACTATTCCAGCCTTGCAAAAGGCGAAGTAATCAATGCTTGGCAGGAAGGGCATAAGATTGTAGGTGACTTAAGAATAACGGATAAGAAAGTAATCGACCTAATCACAACGGGCAAAATGAGAGCCTTAAGTGTTGGATTCGATTATAACTTAGAAGAAGATAAGAGCAAAGGCATTTACAAGTTTAAAAATATTGTCTACAATCATTTAGCATTAGTTTCTAAAGGGAGAGACGCGTATGCAATGATATGCGACGAAGAAAGAGAGAAAACAAACGAAATGGGAATTGAAGAATTATCAAAAATGGTAGAAAACCTTGCTAATAAAATCAATAGTTTAGAGAAAGAAACACCTAAAGTTGAAGAACCAAAGGTTGAGACACCAAAAATAGAACCTCAAAAAGTAGAGAAACCGATTGAGGTTGAACCGCTTGCAAAGATAGACTTAGGCGCTCCTAAGAAAATGGAGATACCGTACGAAATCAAGATGCAAGCATACTATGATAAGTTTCATAGGGAAAACTTTGCTACACAAGCCGATTACGAGAAAGCCGTAAATGGCGATTTAACAATAAAGAAAAAATACTCGGACTTATGTAGAGAAGAACTTGTTAAAAAATATCAATAAGAAAGGAAATTAATATGGCAAGTATTTTATTTAATTACTCAAAAATCAAAGACACAATCAATTGGGATGCTTTACTACCTGGTCAAAGAGGAAAAATGGCACCAAATGATGTTGTATTCGCAGGAATTGTCAAAGC